ATCTACTATTTGAGTGCATACACTATTACCTTGAATAGGTTGGATAAGTAGCAAGCCATTCTCTAATAGTACAGGCTCAACAGTGCTAAGGATAGCATTAAGGTCAGCATATTTTGAGTGATGACTTTGTGCGTTCTTAGTAACCTTGCCAATGGCTAACTTTGCCCTGTGTAGTTTTTGATGTAGAGTAAGTGTGTTACTCAACTCATTTAGCTCCTTGATTTTCTCGGTAGCTGTTTTGATTTCATTTTTCATACTGTTTTTATTTTCATCAAAGATAAGAAACTTTTGCATATATAATAAATAAAGTTATTAACAATCAGTTGTTAACTCATCATCCTTATCCTCATGCACCTCATTGAGTGCTTGTTCTAATAGGTTAATCTCATTTGCACACAACTCTCCAAATATTGCTGCAGCACATCTCAAAAATGTTGCAGCTTTAATTAGCTCTTCTTTTTTTGCTTTCATATTGTGTATTTTAATTCCTCTCCAGTCAGTGCAAAGTATAGATTTTCAAGTTGGTGGGCGTATTTGAGTTCCCACTTACCAAAGGCTATATGATCATAAGAATATATCCAGATGTCTATATCATTTAAACTATAACATTTAGAGTCTCCTGCAAGTCCATATTGTTTAAACCCTACCTTAATCAACCACTCCTCACTTATCTCAAGAGCCTGATAAAAATCATCAATCTCATCATCTAATAAGTTCTCAATATCCTCTAAGTTAATGAGTCCTATCTTATAAGTTCCATCACCTAACTCAATCTTATATGAGTTACCTAATCTAATTTCATGTGAGTCTAATGTCATAATCTAATCTATTTCATTATTAATCCCCTTTACAGGGTGTTTATATTTCTTCCTAAGATGCTTTAACTTGACCTTGAACTTAGGCATTTTTAGTTTGATTCTCATATCCCTAATGTAAATTGTTCATACCACTCAACAAAACTATCAAAGTCTCTCACAATAATATACACACCTCCTGCCCTTTCAATGGAGGCTTGATATTCCTTCTGAGCATCTGACTGTCTATCCTTCCCAAATTTTACCTCGAGCTTAACTGACCTCCCTCTGATCGTGGCAGAAATATCTGCTGTTCCTTTGGTTGACTGTCCAGGTGTCCATTTGCCCGGTAACTGTTTTGTGTGTGCCATGATGCCAGATCCGACCTGTATCTTTGCTCCTTCCCTGTACTGACCTTGAGATGATATTCTCTCAGCTTGACCGCCCATGAACTGTATCCATGCAATGACACACTTTGTCAAGGCATTAGCAGAGTTATCTGTCCAATCAGTCTTAGGGATGTATGCCTCTGGCATGTTAGGATACTTCTGTTTCAACTGCTCCATCATAAGAGCATTGAGTTTTTCTTTGTTTATTCGTTTCATATAAATAAATTTAATTGATTAGTATGATTAGTTATCCTTTGCATTGCCTTATCAAAGTACTCCTTGTCCAGCTCACAGGCTGTAAGGTCAAAGCCGTAATCATGGCAGGCTATTGCTATTGAGCCACTGCCTAAGTGAGTGTCAAGTATCTTATCAGTTGGTTTGGCATATTTGTCAAGGAGCCATTTGTAAAGTGCAACTGGTTTTTGGGTTGGGTGTATTCTATTTTGATTCCAATCTATTTGATAATCATTTCCATAAACATTTCCTATTTGAGTATATGAAAACATTTTTATATTTGTTCTCATACTACAATAAGCTATTTCACAATCACTTAAATTTGGCATAGGATTCCTTCTACCTATATCTTTTCCTAATTTATTCCAAATAATTCTACCACCATTTAAACCAAAACCATCAAAATAATTTACTCCCCAAATAATTTGATTTTTAGATACTCTTTTTAATTCATTAAAATATTCTTTTGTTGGAATTTCATTATCCCAATTTTTAATTGAGTATTCTTTTTTAGAGTTAGAAGTCATTTTTTTATTATTACTAACTCCAATTCCATAAGGCGGGTCAACAATTGCCAAATCAAAATAATTATCGGGGTAACGTGCCATTAATAACATGTTATCTTCATTGGTTATTGTCAGCATTCTCTATCTTTTTAATATATTTATTAATTGTCTGCCTTGATACTCCCAATATCTCAGCTACACTTGACTGATTAAGGTCTTTATTTTGAGTATAAAGAGACTTAAATTTATCAAATGAGTTCATGCTTTGGTCTGCCTTAATAATATACTTCATATCCTTTTTATCCTGTGATTCAATCTTAACTTTTTTACTCATGTTAATAAAGTAGTCAGACAGTTTCTCAGCTTTCAACATAGCATCTGCACCTATCAAACTATAAGAGCCATCATTCTCTTCAATATCATAGCTCCATAAAGCATTGAGAAGGAGTGCAAATCTTGGGATATAGCTCTTTTGCTTAGGCAACATTGACTTCATATATTCATTCTCACTATCACTGTTCTGCATCTCAGTAATCTTATTGAATATTCTCATCCATTGTATCTTAGCCTTTGGAGATAGTATTGCCTTAATAGGCTCAATATCATCCTCTTGATTGTATTTAACCCACTCTCTTTTAACTGTATCAAAAAACTTAACAACATACTCATCATACCAAATTAAGATACGGTCATCCATCTCATTTTCATTGTAAGTATCAACATACAAATCAGGGAAAGTTATTAACATCCTATCTGTAAATCCATTCTCTTTGTTCTCCTCTGTATTAAACTGATCAAAGATACTTGGCTGGATACCTCCAAGCACAGGGATGTGAGGTTTATCAACAAATGAACTCTTAGCTGTTTTTCTGTTCATACTTACAGCCTTACCACTCCAACATGATAGCCAAAACTCAAGGTCAGAACCTGCCCTATATTTGTTCATGTCTTTAAACCATCCTGCAAGCTCATCTTTAAACACTCCAACTGCATTCTTATTTTCTTCATGCAAGTCAACTAATGCCTCAAGTGTAATGTCATTCACTATAAATTGAGTCTTTTTAGGCTTTCTTACCTCCTCTGAGTGCTCCTTATCCTTTTTATCTTTTTTATCATACTCTACCCACTTAGCATATTCCTTGATATAACGTCTTATGTGAGTATTATTAATCACCTCCAATGGTCTTATCATTTGGTTAATGCTTGGAGTCTTACCTATCCCTGCTTTACCTACTAATGAGATCCAAACTGTTGCATTCTCAACCCATCCTGTCTTAACTTCGAGCTTCAATGAGTTACCAACTATCACTGATAATAGCCAAAGGAATGAACTACCCATGTAATCAATAGATAGACCTAATGTTTTAGCACTCTCAAGGATGTATAGTTGAATATTCTCAGGAAATATATCAATAGGAAATGTCAACTTATCAAGGTCAACTGTAGGTCTATCCTCTATATCAATTTTTGGCACTCTTCGAGTTCCATAGCCTTTGTGATATAAAAAATTTGCAGCAACTTTAAAATCACCAAAATGAAACTTATGAGCATAGATAGCAAATGGACTTAATAACTTCTCAGCAGGATAGTTTGTTCCTGTGCTAAATAGATACATACATCCACTATCTTTATACACATATCCTGAGTGAGGTGAAGTAGCTCCATGCCGTCTTATGATGTAATTCTTAGTAGTGTTTCTTACAATAGTAAACTCATCTGAAATAAGATCTATTGTGTTGCTTTGATTGTTATAATCATCCCAAGGACTTATCTCATTATCATTAACCTTATATTCTTTTTTAGTAGGTTTATCCAGGTTAACCTCTTCAATATAGTTGTAAGTCCTCGAAATAGACCAAATAATCTCTCTCTCTTCCTCTGTAATGTACTTAATATCATGGTATTCATTCATACCATAAAAGTTACCATACAGGATAAACTGTCCACCCTTGCCTCTTGATTCAATAATAGCCTCCTTCATTCCTTTAAGCTTGGCTATCTTAGTATTACCACTATGAGCTGTGCATTTATAGATGATATGATAGCCATCCTTCATTGTTTTAGCAATGACTACCTTCTCATCAAAGTCTGAGATATTATCTCTTAGGAATGATATATACTCATCCCACCATTTTTGTCTATCTGGAAGGGATGGGAGCACCTTAAGATCAACATCAATACATTCAATGTCATTGAATCCTGCTCTGCAACCATAAAGAGGTGCATTGAGTTTATCAATATCATCTGAAGTCTTACATTGTTGCTCAGTCCATTTTAACTCTTGAGGCTTTTTTGTAGCATCACAAGGTATTATGCTATAACCTAAGCCTGCTAATTTTTTAAGATAATCTTTTGTAATCATATTACGCTATTTAAACCACGCTAATTAAAAAATAGGGGGAAAGGCAGCGTGAACCTTTTAAGTGGATGCCTCCGACAACCCCTTGAACAAAATTAAACATATTTTTAATAGATAAATAGATACTTTATAAACATTATTAACAAACTTATTAACTGTAAACTACTGTAAACTACTGTAAACTTTTACTGTAAACCTTTTTGAGTCATTTTTTTAGTAATGACGGGAGTTTCAGAGCGTTTCAACTGTAAACTTTACACTTTTTTAAAAAATTATTTTTTTTCTGTTGAGTAAAAATAAAAACTGATAATCTAAAAACTGTAAAGTTTACAGTAAATTTGAGTTATTATTTTGATTTTCAGTTAATTACAGCGTTTTTGGTTTACACTTTAACTGTAAACTGTTTACAGTGGTTTACACCTATAAAAAAACCCTTCCAGCAGTGCCAGAAGGGTCAAACAAATAATTAATCAAAACAGTATGGATTACAAATTTAATTCTTTGTATAGATTATTCTTAATTCTGAACTTAATTTTTCTCAATTGTTTTAAACAAAAACAGTTCATGACATCATCAACAAGGTTATGGTCTTCATTGTAATTCTCAAAGATTAACATTAGCTCCTCAATATAATCAAGGTATATTTTATCCTTGATTGAGATTAGATCATGATGAGTCTTAAGTCCATGTATTACACTTGCATGGTCTCTGTTAAACATTGCTGCTATCTCATACAGTGTAAGTCCTTCCTCTCTGAGTAGGTTGTAAAGATAGAAACGTTTGTAAGTGTAGTGTCTATATCTGTGGCGCGCTTTGAGGTCATTATCCTCAATGTATTGTATTATGTCAGTCATTTTTATATTTATTAATCAATCCTATTATAATCATAATTATCCCTGTGCTAAATAGTAGCAGTGCCATTTTTGCTTCCTCTGCCATGTTATTTTGATTTTAATTGTTCTCTTGCTTCATAAGAATCCATAAGTAAACCGTTATAATTATAATACAATCTACTATTTGCATTCATATCTATTACTACAAAAATATTATTGTATAATGCTATATAAGTTATTTGAATTTCTTTTTTTGAATTTTGACAATAATTTATTATATATCCTTGACAATAATTTAAGTTTTTAATATATGGAATAATTTGATTATGTGTTTTATTATTCAAATCAGGAAGAGATTTTAATTCAATAACAATTTCACCTTCTGGAATACATATATCTGCAATTTGTTCACCTATTATTTCATTATCATATTCAATAAATATTTTTTTTTGTTGTTCATATTTTATATTTCTTTTGTTAAGCTCTAAACATATAGCATTTTCATAAATATTTTCTCTATATCCTAATCCTAATTTATTATAAACATCTTTAAATATGTCTTTTAAACTTTCATGTGTTAATTCAATCATATTACCTCCTCTACTTTATAACCCCATTGCAGGAATTGTTCTAATGAGTCACGCTCTTCATTAGGATACTTAGGATCAAATAGACATCCATTAGCATCAAGGTAGCAATACCACCAAAATCCTAACTCATCCTCCATGGCATCCTCTAACCATACTCTATATTTTTTCATATTAATTAAACCTATATCCTTCAAATACTGCTCATGTTTCTCTGGAGTATCTAATCCCTCTGGCATTCCATACTGATCCATTCCTATTGCTATGCGAATAGCTCCTCTAATGACTGAGTCTGGGTGTATTGAGTTACCATTTTGCAGTATTACCTCTATGCTTTCAAGTAGCTGTAGCATTTCTAAGTTTTGTTTTTTCATGTTAATTAAATTTAGTTACATAAATTAAGGCATCCAATGCAATACAAACTTGCTGCACTTTTTTCTTTTGTTTTGGTGTTAATGCTTTCATTCTATTCTGATTTAAAGGTTTCGTTGTAGTATTGTTCTGCCATATGATTTCTTGAACCACAATGCGCCCATGTTTGTTCGTAATATTCTTTTTCAATAGTTAATTTAATAGCATTAATTATCTGCTCTTTCTCCATTTCTTTGGCTTGTTGTAAAAGATTTTCAACTTCCTTCCATGTTCCTTCTGGTGGAGCACCGCATACTTGTATTAAATTTATTATAAACCATTCTACTGCTGTTGTCATGATAATCTCTTTTGTTCGTTAATACCTTTGAATAGCTCAGAGCTTGACTCAATCATGCCGGTGGCCTTGAGATAATCAATCTCAATCTTTGCACTCTGAATGATAACAGAGCCTATCTGAGCCACTGCCTGTGCCTTTTCAATTTCCTTATTAAGCTCCTCCATTGTGAGCTCATCATTATCCAATCTCTCTAATGCTGAGAATAAGTGATCTCTAAGATCATTTATTTTGTTTCGTGCCATTGATTTTCTTTTTAAGTTTACTATTTAATTTAATTACTTCCTGTATCTCAACAGGGAACCTTTGTATGGTATTCCTATCCATGTTATTACGCATGTCAATCATTTCAAGGTTATTAATATCCCAATGCATTGTGTTGCCATCTTTAAACCTCACAACATGACCAGGAGGGATTGACCCATTATGTTGCTCCCATACCACTCTATGCATCAACCTCCAATCACTATCTTTTATCTTAACATAAGCATAAGTCCTGCCCTCTTTGTCAGTTCTAAAATTGATTGTTCCAATAGGCTGTGTGTTATGTGGTTTGCTACCTTTTTTAAACATGGTAGGTTTAACTCTATCATAGATATGTTCCGGCATCTTGGCTCCTTTGTTGTGAGGTTTATTACCTTTTGTAAATCTATGCTTTTTGCCAGCCTCAATTAGATTATGTCTGCCAGATGTTTCAGATGCAAGATATTCTTTTGACTTATGCAATCCCATTCTATGAGCTTTATTTGCCACAGTGCAGTACTTAAGTCCAAGCTCATTAGCCAGGTCAATGGTCCTCATGTGAGGGAATTTTTCTCTTATGATATCATCTAAGTTCATACTCTCTCAATTTTAATTATTAGTTTCTCCCAAAGGTTGCTCATCCTTCGAGCCTCCCATTCTGAGTCTGCTTGCACAGTCTTTTTTAATATCCTCCAAGCTCCTCCCATGTATCCTCGATAGTGTATTGTCCACATTTTTTAATACTCTTAAATATTTATAATATCTGATTTCATCAAAGCTATCCCAATAGCTTATAATTGCTAAGTTGATTTTAGGCTCTCTCATGCTATCCTACTACTCCGATATACATCAACACAAAGGTGATAGCTAATAATGCAGCAGAGAACACTAAAACGTCTCTCACAGCCTTTTGATCTTCTGTCATGATTAATAAGTTTTAAGGTTTGACAAATAAAGTTCTAATCTTGCAAGAGCTCTTGACTGAATATTAAGTCTATGCTTATACTTAGGAAGTAACTCATAGAACATACCTCTACTCAAATCTTTTAAAGTATCAGATGTCAATCTAATTCGAGTCAACATGCCCTCAATCATCCACTCAACATCCTCAACACGCTCAGTTAATAGTTCATAGTCAAGGTATTTACCCTCACCTCTACACTCATTGCAAATATCAGACTCACTGTGAGATGGATGCTCATAAGCACTGCTAATTAATACTGATCCTGACCCCCAACAAGTGTCGCATTCTTTGATAAATTCTGTTTTCATACTGTTTTTGTTTATTATTTATAGAGCAAAGTTAGTAAGTTTTTTTATATATGCAAATAATTAGCGTAATTTATAATGATTCTAAATAAGAAAAGCCCACCTATTGAGTGAGCTTAGACATGTGACACCATATCACATGGGGGAGTTGATCCGGTAACTGTTCTAATGGTAAGTATCCAGATACTATTTTTTAAATCGCTTTACAACAAACTTAGATGCTAATGTTGCAACAGCTTTAAGGAATTTATTTTCTGACTCCACAGTTACCTTAGTTCCTGTCTCATCTTTTTTGATGTTAACATCTACTTTTTTACCATCATAGTCAAGCTCTTGATTGATACCATCTTTGTGGTATTCTATCTCAGCCTTATTTGTTTTTACAATTACATCAATTTTGTCATCCTCAATGTTAACCTGTACTTTCTTAGGTCTGCCTACTTTTTTTGCCATTTTAAAATTCGTTTATTAATACTATTGATACTTTCGCTTGGTCTTTTGCCATACGAACCATTCTCTCATAATCAGGGTTGTTATTAAGTACTAAGCATCCCTCTGACCATCCTCCTATCTGAGTTGCTACCTGTTGACTACCTTTGTTATAAGTTGCACCATGAACATTCATAAAAATAATGTTATCCATGATCTCAGTAGTTGGGTTTGTTTTACCATCTGCTGTGTAATCTCTTCTGTAAGGTACTTTGGCAACCTGTCTAAGTGCCTCCATTTTACCTCTGTGAAGTCCATAAGCATAACAATCATAGTTCCATCTGTCAGCTTCCATTACTGCAGTTCCTTTGTTGCCCTTATTGGTAGTGCAAGAGGTTACATATTGGAAGGCTGAGCCCTTGAATATATATACTTTATCATCAAAGATGTTGTTGCCGTCCTCATTTGACCTAACAAACAACAGCCACATATCAGATGGTATGTTCTTATAAGTAGATAATGACTTGACTCTATCTAAGAGTTGCTTATCAGTGTAGTTCTTAACGTTGCTCATTGCTTTCTACAGTTAATTGTGATATTGTTGCTGCTACTGTTCCTGCTGTTGCCACATATCCTGCCACAGTTATGACCGCTGCAGGTAGTGTGATAGGTGCAGCAAGGATAACTCCTGCTATTGCACCCACTGTAATGGCTGCCTGTTGTACTCTCTTCCAGAATTTTGGAGTGGGAGCGTTCCATCTTTGTGCTATGCTCATTTTAAATTGATTTCTATTAGTTTCTTAACTGATTGAGTGAGCTCACTTATCTGCTCAGCGAGGTGCTTGATTTCAAGTTGTGTCATTTTCTCAATGGCTTCATATTTAAACCTTGCCTCATTGTCAACAAGCTCAATCTTACCTTTCAGTCTGCCTTGAGTCTCAATTATTTGCTTTTGTTCCTTCATAACACTTCTTAAGTCACTATGTAAACTCTTTAAAAAATACCCTATGCCGGATATGAGTATTGTTATTACTGTAAATGCTACTTCATTAAATCCCATCACAAAATCAATATGCTGTTATTATATCCATTCTCTCTAAATCCTCCACAAGGACAGTCAAATCTACACACCTCTCCACAGTTGCAACCACAATGATCAATCATAGGTCTTAGGTCAGTATCTCTGTTCACCTCTGCTGTGAACTCAGGATATAAATCCTTATTAGCTATCAAGTATCTTGTTAACCTGGTCTCAAAGAATGAAGCCTTTTGTGCATAGTGCTCCATCCCAAAGGCTACCTCTGATCGAGTTACTGAACTTGAAAAATCCCCAAACTGAGTCTGCAGTCCTTTGTTTTTAAGTTGATATGTCAAGCCAAATACAGCATCCTCTGCACTTCTCCAAGCTATGACAGGTTGAATATATGCCACAAGTGCCTCCTCATCATTAGTCAATGTCTGAGCATTGTACTTAGTGAGTAGATAGTTGTAGAATGTAGTGCCTAAGATAGGCATAACTCTGAGCTGGGCCTGTGTTGCTATGTATGGAGTAACATCTGTCACATCAACATTGGCTGTGATAGGTGTGTTAGTCTTTAAATAGGTCTCTGTTATAAAGTATATCATGGTGCTGCAGGTGTTTCTGTTTGTATAACATCACCTCCCTCAATTGGAGGTAGTGAAGCAAGAGCTCTTATCTCATTAGGTGTCATTTTCTCAAGTACCTTAGTAGCTACCAATGGACTTAATGAGTTCAAAGCATCTGATGTCTTAGAGGTATCACCTTCAAGCTCAATGATGGTCTCATTAATAATCTGAAAGTTGTTAATTGAGAACTTGCCCGGTATCTTAGCAATGGTCATTATCTCATTAACTATCTCCTCAACTTGTCTCCTCAATGGCATTACTACATTTTTCTCAAATACAACATAAGCCTGCTTAATATCACTGCCTGATCCAAGAGATCCTTGAGTTCTTACTCCCATAAGGATGGGATCTATTGTGTGAGCAAAGCATATCTGCTCAGTGTTAAGGCTTGATGCCTCTTGAAACAACTTATCATTGCTGTTAGTTGGTAGGCTTTCAATCTTAGGTAACTGATCTTGATTATTAGCAAAGAATGCAACAGCCTTACCTGCATTAGCAGCTCCTTTCAACCTATCAATGGTCTGCTTAATCATGTGTTTTTCCTCCTCTGACTGTGGTCTCTTAGGAAACATCATAGCAAAGGATGGAAATATTGAGTTTTGAATGTTACTCTTAGCGAAGTATGATAGCTCGCCACTCAAAAATGCAAAGTTTAAAGCAGATGTATACTGTGGTAATGGATACCACTCCTGTCCTAATGTCATTAACTCATAGCAATATAGTTGCTCAAGGTCAGTATTAGCAGGATGATACTTTTTTATCTCTCTCACATCAATTCGAGCTGTCCAATCATCACAAAGGAAGTATGTTTCTTTATCTCTTGACACTCTAACTCTCTCAGGTGAGATGTTTTCTACCTTATATATATCTCCTTTTTTATTATAACACAGCTTGAAGTACACTCTATGGTGAACTATATCCTGCTGAGCTATGGCTCTGATTGTTTTACCTAACTTGAGCTTTCTCTCAAAGGTATATAACTTGAGCTTATCCTCTTGAGACATTTTCTCAGTCTCAATAGTGTATCCTCCACCTATTGCTGAGTTAGTCTTAAAGTCAACGATAGCACCATGCAAAGGTGAGCTGTAGTATAGTTGATTAAGTAACTCTGGATAAAGATTATCCTGCCCAAATGGAATGTATCCTGCTATCTGATAGCGGCCATTAACATAAGGGAGTGATAGGTTGGCTCCGCCTACCTTTTGAAATGGAGTAGAGAAGGATTGATATCCCTCAGCTATCTCTGCTGTTTGTGGCTTGCTGCCTATAAATCTGTTATACCATGCCATTAGTCATAGATTGAATTA